AGTTGAGTCTGCGCCGGATGATTTTCACTTGTTGCGTCAGTTGCTTGAACTGGAGAAGGCGATCATGTCGAATCTTGGTTTGCTTGGGTTTACTGTTGATGCGCGTTCTCGTTTGGGCTTGGCGGAGATAAAGGCGAAGTCTGCGTTTGAGACTTTGATGGCTGAAAGAGCGTAATGACGTCACCGGCTTGGTTGACGCCAGTACCGGAGGAATCGATCGCTCGTGGCGACGGTGACTTTGTTGCTCGGTTTGCTGACGCGTTTGCGACGATTACGAAGGACTCGATTGCTGGACCTTCTGGTAGCAAAATGGTTTTGCGCGATTGGCAGAAGGAGTTGCTCGGTCAGGTTTTTGCCCGTGATGAGGACGGCGGGCTCCGTCACCGTATTTCACTTTTGGGTCTTCCCCGCAAACAAGGTAAATCGGCTCTCGGTTCTCTTATCTGCGCTTTTGCTTTGGTAGATCTAAAGACGCAGGGTGCGGAGATTTATTCGGTCGCAGCTGACCGCAACCAGGCTCGCATTGTGTTCGAGGACACGAAGCGGATGATTCAAAACTCTGAGCTTGCAGAGCACGTCAAGATTTACCGCGACAGCATTATGGTGCCTGCGACGAACAACGTGTACCGCGTTTTGTCTGCGGACGCCCCTAGGCATGAGGGCCTCTCGCCCACACTCGTCCTTTTCGACGAGCTTCATGCTCAACCCAATAGAAAACTTTTTGACGTTATGTCACTTGCTCAGGGTGCCCGAGGTAAGCAGGCCACGCTGATAGCTATCACTACGGCGGGGGTCAAAACAGAATCGCAGACGGGTAAAGACTCGATCGCTTACACGCTTTACAATTACGGAAAAAAAATTGCCAAAAAAGAGGTAGAAGACGACACTTTTTTCATGGCTTGGTGGGAGGCTCCGGCTGAGGCTGACCATCACCTTGAGAGCACTTGGCGGGCCGCTAACCCTGGCTTTGATGACATTGTTGCTAAGTCTGACTTCGAATCGGCGGTGAAGAGGACACCAGAGGCGGAGTTCAGGACGAAGCGGTGCAACCAGTGGGTTTCTTCGCAGCAGGCTTGGTTGCCTACGGGCTTGTGGGATGAGCTCAATGGCGATGTGGAGATTTCGCCGGACGAAGACTATGTGCTTGGCTTTGACGGTTCTTACGCAAACGACTCGACAGCGATTTGTGCTGTCACCCTGCCAACCGATGACTCGCCCCCGAAGGTGAAGCTAATCAAGGTGTGGGAGAAAGACTTTGATAGAGATGACGATTCTTGGCGCGTCTCTATTGACGATGTGAAGCAAACAATTATTCGTTATGTGCAGGAGTTCCCGAAGTGCAGGGAAATCGCGTGTGACCCGTTTCGTTGGGCGTCGATGATGCAAGAGCTTGACGAGATGGATTTGCCAATCGTGGAATACAAAACCAACTTGCTGAACTTGATGATCCCGGCTACGCAGAAAGTGTTTGAGGCTGTCACGGAGAAACAGTTTATGCACGATGGGAACCCGATTTTGTCGCGTCACATCAACAACTGTGTTATCAAGATGGACCACCGCGGCCAGAGGGTCACAAAAGAGTCGTCAAACTCAAGAAAAAAGATCGACGCGGCGATTGCGTTCATTATCGCATATGACAGAGCGACGACCGGTAGAATAGATGATGGAGTTCCAGAGTTTTTCTTCTAAGGACATTATGTTAGTAAACTTGTTACAGATAGGCGGGGCGCTTCTAGTCTCTGCCGGTGCTTTTATTATTTTCCCACCCGCCGGGATCATCGCAGCGGGAGCTTTCGCCCTTTTATTCGGTCTCAGTTTGGAGCGTAGATAATGCTTGGTGGTTTGTTCGGCGAGGAACGTGCCGTATCGTTCCAAACGATCTGGGGCTCCGGCGACATCGCCGACGTAGAGACCACAGCGGGAACCGTTATCAATAACGAGACCGCTTTTCAAGTAAACGCAATTTTCTCGGCTGTCAGCCTTATCAGCGACACCATTTCTACCCTTCCGGTGGATTCTTACATTCGCCGTGACGGTCAGCGGACTTCTTTCCGCCCGCGTCCAGCTTGGGTACAAAAACCAGACGTAGATATGACCAAAGAGGCGTTCTATGGTTCGGTCATTGTCTCCATGTTGCTTGACGGCAACGCTTTTATCCGCGTTTACACAACCCGCACCGGGGAAATCGCAAACCTGGTGGTTTTGAACCCTCAAGACGTGCAAATCAAGCGCAACGGCGTCGGTCGCGTCATGTTTGAGGTCGAGGGCGAGAAAAAACTGCTCTCTTCCGAGGAGTGCATCCACATTGCGGACGTTGTGCGCCCAGGGAACATGCGAGGCGTCTCTAGAGTCAACGCGCTGAAGGAAAACTTCGGTTTAGCTCTGAGTTTGGAAAAGTTTGCTTCTAAGTTCTTCTCGCAAGGGGCTTCAACGCAGGGAATTATCGAATATCCCGGCAAATTGACCGCAGAGCAAGCAAAACAGCTTCAGGAAGGCTTTGATGCCCGTCACCGAGGCTGGAGACGCTCTCACAAGACCGGAATCTTGTCGGCGGGCGCAACTTACAAGCCCACTTCGGTCCAGAACGATCAAGCACAGTTCTTGGACTCCCGTCGCATGGCTATTGAGGATGTCGCACGCGCTTTCAATGTGCCACCACACCTTTTGGGCCTTCCCGGAACAAACTCATACGCCTCTGTGGAGCAAAATAACCTTGCTTGGGTAACTCACTGCCTCCGACCCATTGTTCAGAAGCTAGAGGGCGCCCTGTCGCCTCTCATGGCACGTTACACGGGTGGCGAGACGGCCTTTATTCGGTTCCGGCTTGACGGTTTGCTCCGCGCAGACATTCAAAGTCGCTACACGGCTTACAGCACCGCTTTGTTGTCTGGTTTTATGACCATCAACGACGTTCGACGCCTGGAAGACCTGCCCGACATCCAAGATGACTCGGCATCGACCGTCAGAGTGCCTTTGGCGAACGTGAACGTGTCCGCAGCTAACTTGAAAGAGCAGACAGAGCGCGTGGACATGGCTCAGAGGCTTATCCAGGTTGGTTTTGATCCGGCAGAGGTTCTTGACCGCCTTGGGCTGCCCGCCATGGGGCACACCGGTCTACCTTCGGTCCAGTTGCAGCCAATTAGTCAAATTGACCCCGAAGATCCGTCTAGCGAATACGAGGTGGAATAATGCCGATTATTACAAGCGCAACCACGCTGTCTGACACGACGCCTACACAGATTGTGGGCGGGGACAACATGCCTCACGAGGTCACAATCCATAATATGACGAAAAGCTCCAATCACTATGTTCATATTGGCCCTGCTGATATGACTCTGGCGAACAGTATTCATATTGACCCAGGCCAGACCATTCAACTGACCCTTCGCCCTGGCGACGTCCTGTACGGCATGTCTGATCCGGACGGGCTTGAGGTGGGCATCCTAGATATTCAAAACAATGACTGAAGCCAGAGAGCTCCCTGACAACTATCGTCCCGCCACGAGCGACGACGTTCCAGAAGGTCGCGCCTGCGGAAACTGCATCTTCTTCAACGAGGAGAACTTGGACGCCGAGGGTCGCGCTTTCTGTGACCGTTGGGACGAATATGTTGAAGGCGGTCAGTATTGCAATGCCTGGGAACCTCAAGAGGAAAACCGAGTGGAATCTGAGCCCGCCCCCGAAGAAGATCAAGATGACATCGAGAGCCGTGACGTAAACTTGACGCCTCCTGCTTTCATGCGCGCCGCAGCTCGGCAGGGTTTGAAGTATTACAAAGAGGGTTTCGCTGGCGACGGACTCACAGAAGCCACAGTCCGCGAAGCGCGAGCTATGGCGTCCGGCAACGTCTCTAAAGGCAAGTGGGTCAGAATCGCCGCTTGGATCGCACGGCACATGCCAGACCTTGACGCACCCGCAGCGAACCCAGATAACGAAAAATACCCCTCCCCAGGGGTGGTGGCTCACCTCTTGTGGGGTTCTGGACCGTCGAAGCGTGCCGCACAACGCGCAATGGCTTTTGCGGAAAGAGTTGTCGCTAAACTAGAAGAAGAGAACAGAACGCTTATCAGCGTGGAGGCTAAAGACATGGCAAAAATTGAGACGCGGACTAACAACACCGAGTTTGAGGTGCGCGAAGCCGAAGATGGAAACGGCATGACCTTTACGGGTTACGCTGCGGTGTTTGATTCACCGAGCCAACCCCTGCCGTTTACTGAGCGTATCGAGCGAGGCGCTTTCAAGCGTTCACTGGCTGCCCGCAATGAAATCAAAATGCTTTGGAACCACGAGTCAGGTTCTATCCTTGGCTCTACCCGCGCAGGTACTCTTCGGTTGGAAGAAGATTCTTATGGTCTTCGCGTGACCGCTGATCTGCCTGACACTCAGCTCGGGCGCGACACGGCCTACCTCCTGAAAAGGGCCGATGTCCAAAGCATGAGCTTTGGTTTTTCTGTCCCGAAGGGTGGCGACGAATGGGTCTCCGCTAACGAGCGCGTGTTGAAGTCGGTAAGACTTTTTGAGGTTTCCATCGTTGGAGCTCCTGCGTACGAAGCCACTACTGGCACGACCATGGTTCGCGGTCTTGACAAGATTGCACAGCGCGCTCTTGTTGACAGTGACGCTCTTGCCGACGCAATGTTGAAAATTGAGTCTGGTGCTGATTTGACCGACGAGGAAGTTGGCATAATTAGCAAGGTCGTCGAAGAGCTGTCCCCCAAGACCGAGGTTGTCGAAGAGGAAAGCGAAGAGACTTCAGCCGAAGATTCGGTCAGCCCCGACATGCTGGCTTTGAAGAAGAAGAAACTAGAGCAACTACTGAAGAACATTTAGTCATGGCTACTAGAGAAGCTATTGCACGCGCCGTCAAGGACTCCTTGGGCTATGCTGTACCATCTTTAGTAGACGCTATTGTTCAGTTGGACCACCCTGTCGGAGCGCCGGAAGTTCAGCGCGAAGACATGGAACCGATCAAAGAAACCCGAGTTCTGTCAGCCGC